CTCTGCGTTGCTGATGGCAGCTTTGCAGTATGTAGATGTCCCTAACTACTCGGCCATCCTTTTTCGTAGAACTTATGCTGACTTAGCGTTGCCTGGTGCCCTTATGGACAGATTTAGAGATTGGATATCTAACTATGAAGAAATTCACTGGAATGCTAACCAATACACAGCTACTTTCCCTAGTGGCGCAAGAATAACATTTGGTTACTTAAACAACAGTCAAGATTATCTAAGGTATAAAGGTTCTGAGTTTCAGTTTATAGGCATGGACGAAGTTACCGAAATACGAGAAGCTGACTACAGATACCTATTTTCTCGGTTGCGTCGCCCATCTACAGGACCATTGTCCCAAGTTCCTCTTCGCATGAGAGCAGCTACTAACCCTGCACCTAACTGGGTCAGGCAAAGGTTCCTAGTAGAAGGCTCGGACAAAGGTAGAATATTTGTTCCTTCAAAGCTCACAGATAATCCGGGTATAGACCCAGATTCCTACAGAGCAGTTCTTGCTGAGCTAGACCCAATTGAACGAAAAAGACTTGAGTTTGGCGACTGGTGGGCAACTACTCTAGGCTCAATGTTTGACAGAACTCAATTTGAAGTACTTGAACCTGCAGAAATACCAGATTTTAATAAGGATACAGAAATAGTTAGATTTTGGGATTTAGCAGGAACCGAACCAAGTCCTTCATACCCTGACCCCGACTGGACAGTTGGTTGCTTAGGAGCCATGCACGAAGGAATATTTTATGTATTAGATGTCCGTAGAATAAGAGCAAAAGGTGATAGGGTTGAAAAATTTATTAGAGAAACTGCAGAAGAAGACGGACCTGAAATATCAATCATGATGGAGCAAGAACCGGGCTCTGCTGGTAAAAACCTTATTGACCAATATGCTCGCTACGTTCTAGTGGGGTACGACTTCAAAGGCCAGAGGTCAACTGGCGATAAGGAAACAAGAGCTAAACCTATGTCAGCTGCCGTAGCTAATGGGAACGTTAGGTTGCTGCGTGGTAATTGGAACACAGACTACATTGATGAAATGTCTGCTTTTCCTGAAGCAAATGTGCACGATGACCAAGTTGATGCTTCTGTACACGCTTTCAATTTATGCGCAGGATTAGGAATGGGCATAAAAAAGAAACTTGAAATTATAGTCTAAAGAACGTCAAGAGCTATCATGAATACCTTTTGTGCGTCATATAACTTCTGACGGTACTCTACTCTTTCAGGGTCAACACGATCTTTGGCAGCTTCTATTGAAGATAAGGTTGCAACAGCAACGTCATAAGGTAAGGTGATTGTAATATCTTCCATATCAAAACAGCGTTTCTTCTTGAGGGAATCTACCACTTTTAATTTGCTTTTGGCGATCTATACATGCGGCATGTGCCCAAGCTTCAGGCGGTGTCATAAAGGCTAATGAGTTTATACCCCCTTGCGGCCTAACCTGTGACCAACCAGATACTTTCCTATACGTACCTACTTCTCCAACTTTAACATCTTTTCCACAGAAAAAACACTTCCCAACATCAGGCATTTATTCCTCCGTCAATATCTTATAAGCTACTAACTTGTCTCTGTGCACTAAGTTGTCTATTTCAAAAGATTGTTGAATCGCATCAAGCTCATCTACATTTCTGTGAAAATCATAAAACTCACAAATAGCATTATACAGTGACCATTTAGTCTGCCCAAAAAGCCCTGAATTTAATTTAGAATCATACAACTGTTTAACCCTCTCATGCACAAACTCAGTGTACTCACGTTTCTTTTTTGTGTTAGCGGTTGAAAAGCTCCATAATTTTTTAAGATAATCATTAACTTGGTAATCTCTTAGTTCTACCGACATTACTTTTATAACGTCTGATAACTCTCTAGTCCACACATCCCTCATCATTAAAACTTCAGAAGCCTCTTCTAATCGGTCTGTAGCATTTGGGGTGTGTCGCTTTCGTAAAGAAAAAGAAGCATAATCGCTTATAGGAGAAAATCTATAGATAGCAGAATTAATTCTTCTTGAATCAAGGTTGTAGTAGCAAATCGGTATAGATCCATCGTGTGACGTCATAATCACTATATAGTTGTCTATAACATCTTCTTTAGTCTTGTCTGGTGATAACGTTAGCTGTGTGGTTCTTACACATGCAAAAAACTTTCGTCCTCCATCTAAAGTTCCTACGCTTTCTAAGACAGCCTCACCTGAAGATCTATTGACAATGGCTATAGCCTTATCAATTATAACATCATTAGGGACAACTTGATATCTTCCTTTTACAACCTCCCAATTTTGTAATTCCATAGTTGTAGGATCTAGCCTGCCTGTTACATACCTGTCTTCTACAGTCACAAATTTACCAGTTCTTAAATCTTCAACTTGCACAGGACTTAATATAACTTCGTAATCAGCATCAGCTTTCTTGAGCATGTCTTCTTTAGATAGTGTTTGATTTACAGCCTTACCTATTTTATGCCAAGCAGGTGCTTTATACATAATCGTTCCTTACAGAATTTAGATTCATAAAAGCAACTTTATCAAGAGTTGCTCCTAGTTCCCAAGCAGCTAAAGATACACAACTTAAAACTTCTCCAAGCTTTCTAAGCATCTCTTTCCTTTCTTCCCCCTCAGAAATGCTTTTACCATCCTCAATAGCAGCAGTTGCAAAAATTTCAATATCATCTGCCGCATCAAAAAGTTTAGTTAAGGTATTTAACATCTCTGTGTCAAAGTCAGAATTTGCTCTACCTATCATGCTTCTGATTGCTGCTTGATAAGCGTTTATCTCAAGTCCCATTTTACACCTTCTCTGAGTGGCCTGTAGGGCGCTCTATGTGAATGTCTTCGCCGCTTGCAGATTCAATAGGAACCCAAGCAGGAGAATATGTGTGCTGTTTTATTTTTCTCATTTTCACCAAAGAACCTTCTAGTAAAACTTCAAACTCATTCTGAGTCATGCCTAACTTTTTTCTTAGTTTGTTGTCAGAATATTTTCCAGACTGATAGATTCTTCGTATTAGCCTAGACAAGAATTTAGCGACAACTACACCTCTATATCTATTCAAGTCTATGTGCAGTAACATGGCTTCAACTTTATTAGCTTTCACTACAGTGACTGGAACAGTCTTGATACTTAGTTCATTAGCGATAACCCAACGATGATAGCCATCTATAATCGTTCCATCTTTAAGTATAACAAGTGGGCTTAAGATTCCATAATTTTCTATACAAGCTACTAGTTGCTTATAATCAGGCTTAACGACATAACACACGCTTCTCCAATCAGCAGGCTTAAGGTCATTTGTTTTAGCAGTATCCATTCTATCTCCTATCATCATATTTGTCTAATGAGTCAGCATCTGCAAGCATTTGCTCCTCTTCTTTCGCTAAAGCAGCCATTCGCATAGAATGTGCTCTTGTTCTTGGTCCAACAGGAGATGGTGCATCTCCATGAAAATTATTTAACAACAATGTTCTTAGCAAATGATCTATGGGGTAACTAAATGCGTCAGTCGCATGTTTTTTCTTATAATCATGACAATAAGACAAAGCGTCACGCTTCATGCCCGGCGTAAGCATAGAATCTTCTACACACAATTTAACCCCATCCCAGCCCATTTGCGCATAAATATCAATAAGTCGTTCTATGTCAAACTCTGCCCACAGTCTTTTCTGAGCATCTATCTCTGGAAAAACTTTATATAACTCATCATAAAACTCTGGCTCCGTTCGGATAACATCTTCAAGACGCCTTGCCGCAACAGAATGCAAAGGAATGCCTACTCTTTGGTTAGCTCCGCTCATAGCGGCAAAATCATAGTACTCACAATATGATGCATTATGCTCTTCAGTTATAAACTTAAGTGCATCGTCTGCTGTCCAATCGTATATTATTTTAGCAAACTTCAAAGGCATCTTTTTGGGAAGTCCGTAAGGGTGATTAATGTAGTTCTCATGTAATTTTTGAACTACAGTACGATACCTTATCATTGATTCATTGGCACGAACTCCTGTTATAAACGCCACTTTACCCTGCTTTCCTTGCATTGTGTAGTGATCAATGCCCTTAGGTATCTCTTCTTTGCTAGATAAACCAAAGTGTTCTGCACGTATGCAGTTTTCAGGATAAGGCCTAAACAGTCTTCCTTCTGCTTCTCTATTTCCTGACCATAACAGTATGTATGCTCGTTGACCTAATACCCATTTTTCTTGGCCTTGTGGTAAGCAATACCACTCCATATCAACCCAATCATAGTTACTCACTTCAGTTACATATTGGTCAACCGCAGGAGATAGAAACTCTTCATCTCTAAATATAACTTTAACAGGACCTAAGCCTCTTTCTTCATGAATCTCTTTAGCTAAAAATAGACAGGCGGTAGAGTCTTTGC